GAGGTTTACTTTTGGCATAAAGCCAGTTTTAAGAAGGGTGGCTCCGGGGTTTTCAAACGGTTTCCATTGTGTAGTCATGATCTGTTATAAGTATAACAGATTAAGATAGGTTGTCAAGAGGGGAGTTCTTTTTTGCCTTTTTTGGCCTTGGGGGCGGGTTTGGGGACAGGATTGTATTCTTTTGAGAAGTCGGGGGTATTTCCACGGACTACGCCGTAGTATTTAATCGCCATCCTTTTTACTGACTCGGATGTTTCTACACACTTTTTACAAAGCCAGCCAAAGCCTTCCGTCATGGTTTCTGGTTCTTGCCAAGGAACTTTGTGGAGCGGCCCCCACTCTCCGCAACGCTGGCAGTTAGACAGTTTAACACCGGAAAGTCCTGGTTTTGCGGCAGGGATTTCGTCTATTTGTTTTTGTAGTTCTGGGTCTTTCATAATTCTTTAAAACCTGGGGGCAAGGATTTGACGAGGGTATATGTTCTGGGTGGTTTTTTAGACTCCCATGGACTTTCCCAAATTCGTATAGTCACCTTGCATGGACTGTGGAACGGATGGAGCCATTTCCCACTTGCCTACCATTCTTAGCGTCTACCTATTCCGCCACCCCAGATTTTAAAGTACTAAGTAGTTATAGTTATAACACAATCACAACCTTAGTCAATACTTTCCCATTCCCCCCACCTTGGCCATTAACACTAAATCCTTCCAGTCATCTAAATCCATAATTACTAACGGTTCCCGAAAGTTTGTTTTTACAACTGCGACTGCTGGTCTGAATGGTGTGGCTACTCTCTTGGCCTGATCTAAAATCTTGTGTCCTGCGAATTTGGAATAGCTTTTACATTCATAAGTGAACATTTTTGAGTGAATGTCGCCGGGGAGCATTACTACAGCCCCAGACAGTGGTTGTCGTTGTGCGTCTGGTTCTATTTCATTATCACGAAGATATTTTGCAAATTCAATTTTATTTGATGGTAAGTAAAGCCGTAAACTATTGTGGGACATTTCATCATTTTTATACGAAGTTGCTTTCAAATTACCATCTACCAACTCCCACTTAATTACTTTAAGTGTATGAAATGGGGGTTCTAATTCAATTTCAGGGTCTATCATAATGTATTCAGGCAAGTTCTGTAAATCATCTTCTGTTAATCCCTCACACCATAGAATAGGTTCAAAAATATCAGGGAATGAATTTTTGTTAATTGGATAAGATTTATCATTAACTATATCTCCAATTTTATATGGATTGTTTTTATTACAAAAATCAATTCTAATTTTACGCAATTCTCTATCGTATAAATCAGAAAGTTTTTGTTCTATTTCTCTTAACTCTTTTAATTCCATAATTCCTATTTATTTAAAGTTACTATTATTGTTATAACACACAAAGTAATTACTATGTAACTGAACTTTTCAAGTGTATTGATGATTATTTTTTTATCGTGGTTTGTTATTTCTTAATATGTTTTATCGGTTGCTAATTCATATTCAAAATGCCAACTTTCAGAAGTCCCACAAGCTAAACGATAAAGTAAGTTGTTTTGACTTATCTGAATACCTGTTATTATTCTTTGATATTGGTCGTTATCTGTAATTAAAAAAACAACTTGTTTCAGTTCAAATTTGTTATTTATTGTCATTTCTTAATTTTTAAAGTGTTAACATCTACTCCGAATTTATCAGCGATTTGCTCTAAAGTAAGCTCGGTAACTGTTGGATTTTCTATTTCTTTAGCATATTTCCACACACTTTCAACACAAATTACATTGTCAATAATTATTCCCTTTCTTTCAGTATAGTTTACACCATCAGTTCCAACTAAAATATTTCTAACCTCAAAAGGATTAGTTAAAAATGCGGATGGGTAGAGGTCTGTGTTAAAATATTTACCGTCTAATGTTAAACCGCTTCCTTTTTTAGTTTTAATTGGATAGTCATCGTTTTTAACTATATCAACAACCTTAGTATTCCCTTCTTGAATAGTCCATATACTATCCCCTACTTTTAATTTGCTTAAATCTGATTTCATAATGATTAGTTTAAAATTATACACTTGATTTTATAATTGAGTTTGGATATTCTTTACAAAAGTTTAAAACTTTTTCAATCCAAGGCAAAAATTGTTCATAAGTACCCCATCCGTTATCTGCGCTAAATATTTTATATTTACTCGGGTTTTCTTTAAGTTTAACCAATCCTTTCTCTAAAGGTAAAACTAATTGATGAGCAAAAATAAAACCATTTGATACTGGATGCCACAAGCAATCATAAATACCAGCTTCTTTTGCCATTTTAGAAAGATTATGAGTAATATTAAAATTCTCAATTTCTTCTTCGGTTTCGTAAACACTATCGCAGTGAATACAAGTTTTACTAACCTTTTCAGGCTCTAAAAAATATAAGTCCAAACTCATCTCAATAAATTTTTAATGTTAGTTAATTTGTTTTTTAAATAATCGTTGTCAATAGCGTTTGCATAATCGCTTAACTCTTGAATGTGTACAACGGATCTTCTTTGATTTCCTTTATTAAACGCAATCGCATTCTCTAAAGGCTCAATATTTCCAGTTTCTTTGTAGTGGTCTAAACACTCCCAAAGGCAAATACTGTCGAAAAATGTTTCGTAACTATCTCTCGGGTCGTTTTTATATTTTAACTTTGTCATAATCTTTTGCTATTTTAGTTAATATTTTTTGAACCATAACTTTAAACGTGGTGCGCTCTTTTACTGCTTTGATAGTTAGTGTTTCCACTATCTTATCATCAAGGTCTATTAATTTTCTCATCTGTTATTGTTTTAAATTGTTATACAAATATATATCTTATATACGACACTACCAAATATTAAACGTTATTTATATTAATTCTAAATAATAATAGCTTGTATATTAAAAATAATTTGTACTTTTGGAATATGATAATCGAACTACATAGATGGATTTGTGAACTTATCGACGATGACGAGGATAACGTCTATAAAAGCGACTTACAACCACAAGGACATTATGAAAGCGATAGGATAAGATTAGACCGAATAGATAAATATTCTATAAGTGACGATAAGACTGAAATTATATTAACTATAGGTGGTAATGAGTTCTTTTATGACTATTGCAAAAACGGACACGATAAAATAAAAAGGTATTTTGATTTACTGAATACAGATATTAACTAACTAACGGCTATCGTAATTTAAAATGATAGTTTACCCAATTTAAGTAATTATTTTGGGTTTAACGTGTTTATAATAACCATTATGAAAATAAAATATATTGACACAACCAACGGTATATTTTACCCACAAGAAAAGGGGGTTCAAAGGGATGGATATATTGAGGGTGTTTTTGTGCCATACTGTATAATAACAAAGCTATTATTTGGTAGATATAAAATAGAATACCAAGACGAGTATTTCTATACAGAACACGTTTTAATTGTTTACCCTTGTGGAATAAAAACTATAAACTACATTATTGAGAAATAACAATGGCTTATTCAACAAAAGAAATAGACAATATATTTAACTACGTTTGTGACGAGATAGAAAAAGGACGCGCTTTAAGGAATGTGCTTAAAGATAACGATATGCCCAGCACATCAACTTTCTATCAATGGTTAGATAACAACAAAGATAAAGCGAAACAATACGCGCGCGCGACTGAAGTTAGAGCTGATATAATATTTGATGATATATTAAGTATTGCTGATGAAAACGCAAACGATACCTATGTAAACGATAACGGAATTGAGGTTGTTAATAATGACGTTATACAAAGGTCAAGATTAAGGATTGATGCTCGTAAATGGGTTCTGTCTAAACTTAACCCTAAAAAGTTTGGTGATAAGGTGCAAACAGAGCATTCTGGCGAAATTACCACAAACGTTATTTCTTTAGGTTCTGGAATACAACCAAATGAAACTACTTCTTAAACAAGAACACGCTGTTTATTATCTAAAAGATAAAACTACAAAGGAAATTCTTTTCGGTGGTGCTGCTGGTGGTGGTAAGTCCGCTCTAGGTGTTTTATGGCTTATAGAACAATGTCAAACATATCCACAAACTCGTTGGTTAATGGGCAGGTCAAAACTAAAAACATTAAAAGAAACCACTTTAAACACATTCTTTGAGCTTACGTCTAAGCTTAAACTATCCAAAGACTTCAACTTTAATAGCCAAACTGGAGTTATAACGTGGAATAATGGAAGTGAAATACTTTTAAAAGACCTTTACGCATATCCAGCAGACCCAAATTTTGATAGTTTGGGTTCGTTAGAGATTACAGGCGCTTTTATAGATGAGTGCAACCAAATATCATTTAAAGCGTGGCAAATTGTAACTTCACGTATTCGATATAAATTAAATGAATACGGATTAACTCCTAAAATATTAGGTACGTGTAACCCTGCTAAAAATTGGACTTACTCGAAGTTTTACATTCCTACTGCAAACGGAACTATAAAAGAAACCCGTAAGTTTATACAATCATTACCTACCGACAACCCCAACCTACCTATAAGTTATTTACAATCGCTTTTAGATTTAGATGAGAATAGTAAACAAAGATTATATTTTGGAAATTGGGAGTTTGACAATGACCCAGCACGATTAATTGATTTCGATAAGATACAAAATATTTTTACTAACGATTTTGTTGATGGTGGCGATATGTTTATTAGTGCCGATATTGCTCGTTATGGTAGTGACAAAATGGTTATACTCGTTTGGTGTGGTTTTAGGGTAATTGAAATATTCTCTTTAGATAAATCAAGTATAACAGAAACAGCCGAAACAATAAAGGGATTAATGAGTAAACATAAAGTTCCTTTATCGAATGTAGTTGCCGACGAGGACGGTGTAGGTGGTGGTGTTGTGGATATTGTAAAATGCAAAGGATTTGTAAATAATTCAAAACCGTTAAAAGAAGAAAGTATTAATGTAGAATATCAAAACCTCAAAACCCAATGCTATTATAAGTTAGCCGAATTAATACAATCGAATAAATTATACATAGATTGCGATAATGCAGACATTCAAGATACTATTAGTAAGGAGTTAGAACAGGTTAAAAGAGATAAGATTGACCAAGACGGTAAATTAAGAATATTGCCGAAAGAGAAAGTAAAGGAACTTATAGGGCATTCGCCTGACTACTCAGATGCTTTAGCTATGCGTATCTATTTTGAACTTAAAGAAACCTTTTTTACATTTTAAACATCTTATTTATAATAATTCTAAATAAAATTTATATCTTTGAAACAAAAAGTTTTATCTAATGGCAAAAAATAGATTCGTTTTAGCGTGGGATGCCTTTGTAAATCCAAACAAAAATCTTTTTAATCAAGCAATATATAAGTTAGTTGGAGGCAATACAATGACTTATAACAAGACTTTAGAAACGCTACTTGTTGAGGGTTACGGAAACAATCCCGATGTTAATTCAATAGTTAATCAACAAGCATCTAAAACAACAGCAGTTCCTTACTGTATTAAAAAAGTTGATGACAAAGACGCTTATAAGAAAATTAAATCTTACCCTAATAATATTTCATTCCAACAAAAACAAGCTATAAATAAGTTAAAAAAGAAAGCGTTTGAAACCGACACCGAACAACCTATGCCGTTAGAGCGTCCAAACGTAAACCAAAGCTGGAAAGATATATTTTTTCTGTATAAGTTATATTTAAAAGTTTGTGGTAATGTTTATTTGTATAAGCAAACTGTTTCAGATGGGGCAAACGCAGGTAAGCCTTTACAATTATACATGCTTCCAAGCCATTGGATGCAAATAGTATTAAAACCCCAAGCAAGTTTGTTAAGTGTTGAAAACCCTGTTGACTACTATATTATGGAGCAAGGTAATCAAATGGTTAAGTTTGAAGCTGACAGTATAATCCACATCAAGCGCACAAATCCATTTTACGACCAAAGCGGTTCTCATTTATACGGTTATAGCGAATTAATGGCGGCTATTAGAAACATTCATAGTTCAAACAACGGAATAGACAACAATACAAAAACAACTGCTAACAGCGGCGTTTATGGATTTATTCACGCTGGCGATGGAGCAACACCTTTAACAGCAGAACAGGCTAAGGGCTTAAAAGCAAGTTTAGTTGATATGGATAACGACAGTACACGTTTATCTAATATCGCTGGCGCAAGTGGTAAAATCGGGTTTACAAGGATTTCATTAACAACAGATGAATTAAAACCGTTTGATTATTTAAGTTATGATAAACGGACTTTATGTAATTCATTAAACTGGAAAATAGAGTTATTGAATGAGGAGCGTTCAGGAACTGGTTTTGCTGTTGATGGTCTTATTGAGGCACGTAAACAGGTTATGACCGACAATATTAAACCTGATTTAGATTTGTTAGCTGAATACCTTAATTTAGAATTTATACAGAAATTCAAAGGTTACGAAACTTCAGTAATTGAGTGGGATATATCTGAAATGCCTGAAATGCAAACGGATATGGAAACAATGTCTAAATGGGTTAATAGCGTTCCTTTGACATTAAACGAAAGACGTGAAGTGTTCAACTATGAAGAGATTGACGATGAAATGATGAATGAGATTTACATACCAAACGGAATTATAAATATTAACGACCCGTCTTTAAACGAAATGCAAGGCAATGGACAAACTACGCTATAGACAGGAAATACAATCTTATCGAATAGTTCGTAGGCACGTGCTTAAAATCGTTAATAGTATTCAGTTTACCAATATGACAATAGGAACTTATAAGGATTTGGTTAACGGTAATGTTACTGTATCTGAAATAAAAGCTATGTATTTAGATATTTATACAGCTTTGGTTAAACCACATTATAAAAGAAGTTTAATAAAAGCCGATATAGATTTTGAAGCTATTATAGCACAATGGTTAAATGATACGGCAGGATTGAGAATTGTGTCAGTTCATCAAACATTAATTGATAGTATCATTTCAGTAATTGCAAACGGTTATGAAAACAATCTATCGGTTGCCGATATAACAAGGAATTTACAAAAAAGGTTTGGATGGTATAAAGCACAAGCGTTAAGAATAGCACGGACAGAAACAACAACGGGCACTAACTATGCAACCGTTTTAGCCTCTGAACAATCAGAGTTTGAACTTGAAAAGACTTGGATAAGCGTACAAGATAGTAGAACACGCAGACCGCCTCATTCAGTTTATGACCATTTAGATATGAACGGTGTAAAAGTAGATGCTGATAAACCATTTTTTACAAGTGGCGAAGAAATACAATATCCGGGTGACCCGAAAGCGAAAGCAGGAAACGTTATTAATTGCCGTTGTAAAATAGTGTTTACAGTAAAAGAAGATGCACACGGATTGCCAATAAGAAAAAAAAGTTTAGCTTATTTAGAATGATTATAAATAATTTTATATATTTGCGTTATGGATACAATGAATTTTAAACAGTTATCATACGATTTAAAGGAATTAGACGAAAGCAAAGGTGTTGTAACGGCTTATGCTAACGTTTATAACAATATTGATAGCGATGGCGATATTTCGGCTTATGGTTCTTTTGATAAGACCGTTAGCGAAAACTTTAAACGTATTAGAGTACTGAAAGACCACAATCCAACTATGATGATAGGTGTTCCTTTGTCGATTAATACAAAAGATAGTTATGGACTTCTTACTACAAGTCAATTTAATATGAACAAACCGTTAGGTAAGGATATGTTTACCGATGTTAAATTGATGCACGAAAGCGGTTTAAATGCTGAATTGTCTATTGGGTACAAGGTAATGCAAAGGGATTCTAAAAACAAAAGCATTATAAATGAGTATAAGTTAATGGAATATTCGTTTTTATCAAGCTGGGCAGCTAATGAATTAGCAACCGTACAAAATATAAAAGCTATTAAATCGCATTACGGTTTAATGGAATTAATACAAAAAGCATACGATTTAGATTATTCAGATACAAGACTAAAACAAATCGAAACAATATTAAAAGCACTGTCTAATGAGCCGTCAGATACTGACACTTTGATAAACGAGCCGCTTACAATAGAAACGTTAAAACAATTTAAAAACTCATTAAACATTAAATAAAATGAACGATTTAGAATTAAAAGCGGAATTAGCCGCTATTAAAACAGGTCTTGAAACAAAGACCTCAACTGAAGTAAAAGCCGCTATCGATGCGCTTGAACTTAAAATGACAGAAGCAAATAAAACACAATTTGCTACAGAATTAAAAGCTGCTACTGATGCTTTAGAAACTAAATTTGCAGCAGACTTAAAAGCGGTACAAGACCACGCTGATAAACTTGATGTTAAACTTCAAGAAAAAACTACTGCAAGTGCAAACAAACCAGTTGACGCTATTAAATCTGTAATTAAAGAAAACGCTGAAAAAATTGCAAGTGTTGGAGAAAACAACAAAGTAAGATTGAAAGCGGTTGGGAATATGACTACTGCCAACTTTACAGGTGAAGAGCCGAGAGATTACAATTTTGATATTGTTAAATTCCCTGCTCAAATGGTTAACGTTGCCGACTTAACAGGTAATATCAACATTAGTGGCGGTACTTATACATATACTGTTGAGGGTGCTGGCGAGGGTTCTATTTCTGCTCAAACAGAAGGTAGCGCAAAATCACAAAGAGATTACGACTTTACAGCCGTTGACGTTTCTACAAACTTTATCGCTGGTTTTGCACGTTACTCTAAAAAAATGCGTAATAACCTTTCTTATATTACTTCTGCAATTCCTGAATTGTTAAGACGTGATTATTGGAAAGCTGAAAACAGCGCATTTAACACGCTTTTAGCTGCTGGAGCTACAGCTTCAACTGAAATTATAACAGGTAGCACAAAATCTGAAATGCTTATCAACGAGATTGGTAAATTAGAAGATGCTAACTATACTGTTAATGGTATCGTAATCAGACCTACTGATTATTTGGATATTTTGAAAACTGCAAAACAAGACCTTGAAAGTGCTGTTACTTATGAGAATGGTGTTTTAAGAGTTGCGGGTGTTCAAGTGTTTAAAGCTACTTGGTTAGCGGCTAACAAATACTATGTAGGAGATTGGTCCAGAGTTAATAAAGTAACTACTGAGGGACTTTCTTTAGAATTTTCTGAAACAGAGGGTTCTAACTTTGTTAACAACAACATTACTGCACGTATTGAAGCACAAGTTGCTTTAGCTGTTGAGCAACCGTTAGCTTTGGTTTACGGTGACTTTACTGCAACTGCATAATAGTTAATATTAAAAAAACTAAACCCTTTGCAATTTGTAAAGGGTTTTTTTATATCTTTGAACTTATTAACTTAAATTAATTTATTATGAAAAAATTATTTATTATTTTAGCATTAACGCTTTTTAGCTGTTCAGGCGAT